ACCGACTACGATGGGTACGAGCTTACGCAAGGAAAATCCCATCAATAATAGGCAACAGTGTAGCTTCCCATTCTACGATCAACAGGATTATTGATCGCAACGGCAGCACCTGCTCGGACCTTAAACGAAAAACTGGACAGGTCAGGTGACCTTAACCGACTAAGGGCAGAGGCACGAAGCCTCGCTTTTATTTCGGCGCCAGTTAACGCATCAGGACCGACAACGTCACTCCATGTCGGAGGGTTAATGGCACGAAGCCACTGACTCTGGAGGAAATCTGAAACCTTGGCATAAAGCCCAGGTTTAAGAAACTTCCTAGTAGTTCGGACAATCTCCACATTGGGTGAAACCCGGTGTGTGAAAATAGCCCTACGACCACCAACAGTGGACCATTGGTCTGGCGTATTGCCGCAAATGGATTTGCGGCGTAACCAGAACGCAGTGTCGTCAGTTGGACTCGAAAAAGCATGGGGAACCCAGCGCAGGTACGGCTTCACGCGTCTTTGGAGCCAAGGATCCCAGCGACACATGTCGTTAGGGCCTAGCTCATCGATGCATAGAGCCGCTCTTACGTAAGGATTCTCTATAATGCCAGAGTCCAACGGGAAGTCAGGAGGTATGAAATGCAGTTGCCTACATCCAAACTTCCTGAACTGCTCGCTTAGAACACCAAAAGTCGAGGATGTTAACCATCGAGCCAGCCCGCCCTCCAAGGATTGGAAGGCTGTAAACAGCTGGTTATGTATGGAATACACCCAAGTTATCGGTGTGCGACATTGAGCAGCGGAGGGAGCTCGGAGACATACAGGGCGTACGTTATAGCCCATATATGCATCAAAGCCACAACTCTCCCGGAAAGGAACGTCGGGGTCCACGAACGACTTGGTCAAATTGACCTCGTGTCCGAGGAACTCGAAGAACCAGCACAATGATTGTGCGTCACATGTTGGAACAACACAGTCATCACCAAAGACGGAGCAACAGTTATAGAGATCCCATACTGGGTTCTCGCTGTGCTCGTACTTGGTATGCGCTTGTCGTATAGTACAACATGCTGCCCAGAAAAGGAGTGTCTCGAGAGGGAAACAAAAAGCATTTCCCATCATGGCATAAGTTTCAACCTTGTGCGCTTCATGCTCATATAGAACATAATCGCTACGCAATTTATCCATATACCACAACCAACCTGGAGAACCATCACACAGCAACCGAACGACTTGCGTCGCCCAGTTTTCAGACGCACGCTTTAGATCGATCGTAGCGGATTTACCGTCGATTGACCCTTGGAGCGCATACTGCCGATGGAGCTCAGGAAGAGTACCGAGATCCAAACCAACCGCCGATAGGCGGTCCTCCATACAAAGCCGGATGGCTTGCTGGAGGAGGGAGTTACAAGTTGGCGTTGGCGTTATGCCGCGACCAATAGTAGCGTCCTTTGGCACTACACTGAACTTATCACCACGGACGAGTTCGAACATCTTGCTATAGTCGGGTAAGAAACGTGGCAACGACGCCACTCCCGACGTAGGCAGATCGCTCGACTCGCATGATTCTCCAACATCGACCCCAAGGGAGTTCTCAGAGGCGATGGCACGGTACAATAAAGGATCACAATGTACCATCTGGAGAAAAATGTCTACAGCTTGAGGAGTACTACTAATCGGAAATTTTAATTTCCGGGCTGGGGATGTATCCGCGAATGGAACTCCTGCGTTTACACCACTACCGAAACGAGCAGCATTAGCAAGATCTGCTATTGATGGAGGGTCGGATAACACCTGGGCGATGATTTTTATCATGCGCCGAAGTGCCCGACCAACATCAAATATGCCTGCTTGATCCTCGTGAAAAGCGGTCCCGTACATTCCGGATCGATAAAGATTGAGGCGATCGATAAGAGGGTTAACGAGAGCACATAGACGCGCTTGGTTAGCGCGAAAGTCCTCCCAAGTCCTCGATCGGATCGCCGTCTTTTCGGTG